ACCACCGCTAGCACGACCGCTGGGAACATGACCCAGAATTTTAGAGCAATTGACGCTGTGTCGTATGCTGATGATGTGGTAACGATTACCGTGGATGGACATGGGTTGGCTATTGGGGAGGCTGGCAACCTTACGGTTAGCGGCATTACCTTTACTGGCACGGATAACAATGGGGTTAAGGCTGTGACTGCGGCTACCGTGGACACATTGACCTTTCCTGTTACTGGCGTGACTGGTATTACTGGTATAAGCTCGCCAAGGATTACCCAGATCGACATCAACGATGCCGCAGCCAGCGATGTGTTGGCATCCTGCATGTTCTCCGACCCTAACGAGTCCAACAAGGAATACATCATTGTTGCGCTAGAGACTCTGGCGAAGAAGATCGACCTTTCCACGACACCCTACACGGCAACGACTATTCCGTATCCTGTGGGAGCCACCGTTGGGAGTAACTGCGATATGTTACAGTGCTTCGACAAGGTGATGATCATGCGGGATGGGAAACAAGCTCTTGAGTGGCATCCTAATGGCAGGGCTATTCTTTCTGCGTCACAGAGTGGAACCACCGTCACAATGCAGGTTCGTGAACATGGGCTTACTGCTGGTACATCCGTGGTAATTGCAGGACTAACTGGTGGCACTCCAGCCAATGGAACATTCACCGTTTTGTCTTCTGGACTAACTCAAGACCAGTTCCAATACACTTTTACTACAAGTCAGACCCAAACATTTGGGGTAACTGCCGCCATTATGACTGATGGGTTCACCCTGTCCCCCGGCGGTGCTTACACCCAGCCACAGGTTTTCAACATCCAAGCCAAGGATGTAGATGTAGTTAGTGGACTTGTTTCTGCCACAGTTGTCGGGAATACGACAATTTTTGCTGGTGATACAATTATTGTTTACTCAACAGCCACTGCTGATTTTCAAGCCATGCTTGGTAATTCCTACCAAGTGGTAAATGCTACCACCACGCTTATCCAATGGTATGCCCCTATCGGGGACTACAATACCTCTTCATCTGATATATTCGAGTTTGGTGGCAGGTTCTCCGTTGGCGGTGGATTTATGCACCAACCCGGTGCGCCTTGGGCCACCTACTTCCAGCGCAGGTTGTTTGTTCCATTCTACTACTCCCAATCTGGCACTTTTAGCGCACCAGTCTACACTAGCAGGAAGATTTCCGACGAGATTGCGGTTTCCGACCTACTGGACACTACGACATTCGACCAGATCGAGAACCAGTTCCGTATTACTGGTGGCACTGCCGACTATGTGGTAGCGATGCACGGGTTTTATGACGATGCTTTAGTGGTATTGAACCGTAATAGCATCCACCTTGTGGCCCAGACCCAAGGAAGCCTGTCTGACACCGTGGTCAAGGAACTTACTGGTGAGGTTGGGTGCTTGGCTCGCAAGACGGTGGTCATGCAGGCTAACAACATGCTATTCTTGGCCGACGAGGGCATTTACGGGCTGACCTTTCTTAACGATTACAACCTTCGCGGCACGGAGGAACCGCTTTCCAAGAATATCCAGCCGTATATCGACCGCATTAACAAGAACCTTGCGGACAAATCGGTAGCAGTTTACTTCAACAACCGCTATTACATCGCAGTTCCGCTAGATTCTGTGGCTGGAGGTAATGATGCCCGTGGAAATAACGCGATTCTGATCTACAACTTCTTGAACAAGGGCTGGGAATCGCTGGATACCTATGGGGACTCTAGGTTTCTGATTAAAAACTTCATCACGGCAAGTGCTGGGGTGCGGAATAACCTGTATGCCGTTAGCGCAAATGGTGGCTTGCACCAGATTGATGCCTCTGACTCGTCCGTAGACCGCTTGAGCGTTACAAATGAAAGCGCAGATGTGGTCACCCCAACGATTAACTCGTATGTGACTAGCCGTGGGTACGACTTTAAGACCCTTGAGCGCAAGAGGTTTACAGACGCGCAGGTTCAAATGCAAAACCTAGCTGGAGAAACTGGCGAGTATGATATAGCGTTTGCTACGGAAGATCCAGACTCAGGAGAAAGCATTGGAACTACTACTACATTCCTTGGTGGTCAGATTCTATCACCCAGCAGCCCGAACGAGGCTGAAACCGCAAGCATTAGGTGTAGACTTGGTGGTCAGCGTGGCTATACAGGGACTATCACATTGACAAGAACCATTGGTTCACCTAAGATCCACTCTATTCAAGTGGCGGGTTCCATTACAAATAGACAAATCCTTTCACAGAAATAAGTTATGGGAGTAGTAAACACCACCAACACCTTTCAGAGTGCTGATACAATTACCAGTGCCAAGCTGAATAACATTATCGACGAGACGACATTTACAAGCGATGCCATTCAAGGTTCCACGCTACAGGTAACTGGAACTGGGAAGCTTGCGGTTTCTGGGGGTGGGATTACTTCTAATGAGTTAGCAACAAACGCGGTTACATCAAACGCCATTTTAAATGGTGCAGTCACTCAAGAGAAGACATCAAACATGCTACTTCCTTCTGGTGCTGTTATGGCATTTGCCATGAATAGCGCACCATCTGGGTGGCTTGCAGCTAATGGTGACACCATACCTAACGGAAGTGGAACAGTTCAAGGTAAAACAGAGAACTTTGCCGTATTGTACTCTCTGATTGGAACAACATATGGGTCTGCTGGAAAACTTCCAGATTTACGGGGGTACTTTGTTCGCGGTCATGGTGAAAACATAGATGGCACTACATCTAACTCAAGTTTTGGTGAGAAAAAAGCAGACACTTTACAAAATATTACAGGAACTGCTGGAAGATTCCAGTCTTCGTTTGCTGGTGTAACAAGCAGTGGGGTATTTACTTTATCAGCAGGAACATACACAGTAGGAGGTGGTGGATCAGGTGCGTATCAAACTGTTGATTTCGATGCATCCCGCGTTGCTCGTACATCAACAGAAACAGCACCAAGAAACATTTCGTTGCTTTATTGTATTAAGATTTGATGAATCAGCACATTACCAAAGCATTTCATGACTACACATCACACAATATCAACTTTGCACACTTGCTTGACTGGCATATGTGCAATGGTTTTGTGCTGTGCCAGCCAGATTGCTTTGGGATTGGGTACTTTTCAGATTTACCTTACCCAACAACGCCAGTTAAGCGACATCACTCAAACACCCTGTTCGTCACTTACTGCTCTGGTTACATGCAACCAATACTGCACTTATTTCAAGACCAATTCGATTATATTGCATTTAGCAGAGACTTCAGAAAATCACCTAGGATAAGGATCTGGGACTACCAAAAAACACTTAACAGAATAAAATAATATGGGATCACTTTTTGGAGGCGGCGGAGGAGATATTCCAATGCCAACGGACATTTTTGAAGTCAACAAAAAGACTGGCAAAGACCTTACTGGAGGACAAATTACTGGTGTTGAGAGGTACTATCAAAACGCCCTTCCAGCATTTCTTGGATTGCAGGGTCAATACACTCCCCAGTTCATGCAACAGGGGTTTGGCTTTGGTGGGCAAGCACTGACTGGGCTAATGGGTCTTCAGCAGCAGGCTGGAATGGGTGCTGCACAGCAAATGGCAGATCTCCGAGCGCAAGAGCTTGGGGACATGACGGGTCAGACCTCCATGTTTCGCAACCTTGCTGGAGCATTATCACCAGAGCAGGCTGCAATGGTTCAGGCATCGCAAGACGAGGCCAATCGTGCTACAGCGTCAGCTCAAGGAGTTACTCCACAGGAGCAGCGAATGTATCAGCAAACTGCGCGTGAGGCTGCACAAGCATCTGGTCGCCTTGGTGGAAACGCTGCCATTGCCTCTGAGGTTATGGGGCGTGAGAATGTTCTCGCTCAAAAACGAGCGGAAGCCGCAGGAGCTAGAGAACGCGCATTCTCACAAGCTGGGTCTTTCTACACAGCTCCCGGACTTTCTATGTTGGGTGCGACCCCGGCATCATACTCTGCTGGAACATCGCTTGCTGGAACTGGTCTTGGCCTTGGTCAGAGCATGGGGCCGGAATTGGACTACAACCTTCCACTTACACTTGCTAGGGAGCGTGCAGGGGCATTGGATGCTAGAAACATGGCTCAATACGAAGCCGATCAAAAAGCAAAAGCCGCAAAAATGGGAACAATTGGAAGCCTTGTTGGGCTGGCGGCAATTCCATTTACAGGTGGACTCTCCGCTGGTCTTGGACTTACGGGTCTCGCTGGAGGGGCCGCAGGCGCATCTGGCATGAGTGGTCTTGGGCTTTCGGCTGGGATGGGCTTAAAATCAATGTTTGGTGGAATTCCACGCGCAACTCCAGTCTAATAAAATTATGGCACTCGTAGCAGGACAAATACCCGTATCGGGATATAGGACTCCAGACTATTCTGGAGCAGCACAAGCGGCTGGAATGGCTGCTGCTGCACCATATCAGATGATCTCTGATCTAGCTGGGCAGGCGAAGGACTACTTCAAGCAGCAGGGGGAGGCTAAAAAGTCAGCACAACTTGGGATCAAGATCGCGGAAGCCGCGAAGATCATGGATCCAAACCAAGCCCCCTACTACGACAACCTCATCTTCTCCATGAAGGACGAGAACACCCCCGTGCAGGTTCGTGGTGCGTTGGGTGCTAGCGTGCAAGACTTGCTGAAGCAGAATGTGAGTAGCCGTGCGGTTGCGGTGCAGGAAGCCCAGATGGGAATGCGTCCTGCGTATTTTGGAGGGGGGCAAGCAAGGACAACTCGCTCTTCTGGTGGGTATGCTGGCATGCCATCGCGTGCAGTTGATATGTCCCGTGGAGATGCTGCACTAGCAAATCAACCTGCCGGATCTATAGAGATGACACCGATGCCAGATGAGCAATTGATTCCACCCGGTGAGGCTGGAGCGGATTTTCTTTCTATTGAACAAAAAATTGAACAAGCCAAAAACCTTGGTATTCCAGCAGACAAGGTAAATGCAATTGTAAGCGGAATTGAGTCTGCCTACAAAAATCCTTCAGAAGAATCGCAAAACACAATTAAAGCATATAACAGCAACTTGGGAGCATTGATCCAAAATGCAGCAAAGGGTCTTGAACCATCAAAAGATGCTGAAGGCAAACCTCAAATTGTGATTTCCGAAGACGAGTCTGGTAATGTTTCTCGTTTCACAAAAACCAAAGGAGGAAACCTTATCAATGAATTTGGTGAGGTTCTAAACAAACAAGGGCAACCTATTGATCGGCCTCAATACAGACAATTTGACACTGAAAGCATCAATCGAGCAATGAATATGGACGAGGGGGTTTTGCCACCTATTCCAGATGAAACCTCAATGGTGCAGCCAATAGGCACTCCAGAAGAGCAAGCCAGAGTGCAGCGAATGGTTCAAGAGGGCCAAGGACGAGCAATGGCTCAAAACATGCCACAGGGTGCAGTTGCTACTGAACCGTCACTTGCATACCAAACCCCACAACCGCAACCAGAGCAGAAGAGTGCTGGTCTTGGGTTGATGGCACAGGAATCACAAGCAAGGCAGGCACAAGCGTCTGGCGAGGAGTTGAAGAAGCTCACTGAACTGACCCCTAGAAAGGCCAAGCTGTACGAGACCGCACTCAATCAGGCATACCAAGATCCCAAAACCGCTCCATCT